GATATAGGTACAAAGACGTTGATATTACAGACTTTGCAACGTGCGGTAATGCGTTGGAAACGTGAAGTCATGATAAAAATGCCGACGTTCTGGTTAGATTAAAGTATATACGAGAAAGAGAAGGAATGGGGACAAAGGCACTCGGGGATGAATGAATGCCTTGAGAAGGAATGAATTTATTGAATTGTTGAGACTCGATAGATTTTTGGATTTTCATAGAATCGATGATTATCAATCTGAACAATGAATCGATAATGATTTGCCCACTCAGGAGTCACATAAATCGCATGATAATGAGTTGCTCCCTCTACGAGATAATTATACTTTCCAGTCATCGCAGCTCTTGCAGCTCGAACTGAATCGATCCAGTTTTCATCATATTTAACACGTTCTTTATACCCGTCACACCACCAAGAGAACTGACAACGATGTCGGATTGGAACATATTGTCGTTGGTCGGCTGACAGTGAAGGATCTGATCTTGTTTTCCAAGATTCACGAACAGGTCCTTGTTTTACAACTTCACAGATTGTTTTAGGAAAGGCTGGATTCTTGAGTCGATTGAGTGTAACTAATCCAACAGCGATCTTTCCACGGAGTGATTCGCCCTTGCTTTCAAAATAGATATTCTCGACGAGACAGAGAAACTCGGGTGTCTCTTCATCTGCTGAAGATGTTTGAATAACTAAGAATGGAATCAGAAGGATTGAAATAAAAAAGAGTATAAGAGGTATTCCCCTCCCTATCTCACTTGCCTTTGTTTTTAAACTTTTCATACTCTCTTCTCCTTTCGGGGTTAAGTTTATAATTAGTCTTTTATAACAAACGATCCATCAGTCGTTTCTGTTTACGCCAACGTTCGATTGCTTGTTGACGTGCAATCTTTCGTTTTTCAGATGGTTTTTGATAAGCAGTCCGATCACGTATTTCACGGATCAAACCCTCTCGATCAATTTTCTTCTTAAGCCGTCTTATCGCTTTTTCAATGTTATCGTTTTCAACAAGCACTTCTCGCCCTGTTTCTCGAGGACGTTCGTAGTGAGGTGTCGAATAATCTTGTTTTCGATGTGGTGAGTGAGGAGACTTACCTTTCCAAGGAGTGCTCCAAGAACTTCGAAAGTTTCGATTATATGGCTTCATAATTTTTTCATCAATATAGGTCACGCTCGATATATTCTGGAGAAGAATATAAAGAGCAAATCTTATACATTATTTAGGTATATTATACTTTAATTTGGCTTGCTTGTAAAGGGTTTTAAACCGCAGGTAGTATAGGAAAAATGGGGATATTTAAAGGATACATTTAACTTATCTTATAATGCACGGATGAAAATGCATTCATTTTCTTCGCAGCCATATACATTTGAACGAATTGAGACTTATCTGTTATCTTTTCTAAATGCCAAATATAATACAGTAGAACACCTGCTCTACGAATTTTATATGAATCCGCTTGTTTATCCTTTATTCCATTTACAGTTAAGAGTGAGTATTTCTCTGCTTTGATAAACTGTGCAAACTTCTTGTCTTTGTTTTGACCCACCAGTGTGTTATACACATTATCCATTGTTTTTAATTCTTTCTCACAATATTTAATCCAATCTTGTATCTCTGGAAATAATCTATTAATCAAGTCTGAGGAAATAGCACCATCAAATACTTTCGCATCTTGCGGTTGTCCTTCTGCGTATGTCTTCAGCTGACCAGAAGCAGCACGTGGTCTAAAACGGAAACGATAAAGAATATTATCACCATATGCTTTAAACTTCAACAAAACGTCAAAATAAGAACCATCAACATTATATGCAAACTTTGATGATATACCTCCGAAACTAATTTTTTTAGCTAGGTCACTCCCAACTTCGACTTTTATTACTGTCGCTTTATCACTATCAACTTTCTTTAACGAAATACCAATTAATTCTTTACTATCAAATACTTTCTCCACAAATCCATTTAAATCTTCAATGCCTGCTTTTCGTTGTTTTAATTTATTATGAAGTGCATCAACAGCAGTAGCAAGTTTTCCTTCCGATGCTTTTTTAACAGCCCAAATATCTGATGGATTCCAGTTATCTTTACTATCTGGTAAATACTTTTTGTTTGTTAACTGATTTAAAAACATTGCTTTTTTTGGATTAGAATCACGATAGAAGTTGTATTGTCCCAGTTGTGATTTATTCATAATTGTCAAAACACCTGCGTATGTTTTCTCGAAAGAATCATGCCAATCTTTACCAAACTCGAATTTTGCTGCCTTATTGATTGCTTCTTTTTTAGGCATACCAGAAGAACCAACTTCTAGAATGTATCTTACTGCATCTTCTTGTTGTGCAGTAGATGGTTTTTTGTTACCAATCATATTTCCATCATTATCAATGATGTTTGTCAATCTACCACCAGATTTATACAGTCTAAATTTTTGATTACCAAGAACAAACAACCCTTGATTGTTTGCTTTTTCTAGTGTTGCTTTGATTAATTTGTTTGAAGATAAGATTTTAAAAATTGCCTGAAAAATCTTAATGTCTCCAGATACAAGTTTTAATCTAGGAATGCCTGTGATCTTACCATCTTCTGTCTCAAGATACAGAAGAAGTTTGTAATCTTTTAGTTTTGTAAAAAGTGTTTTTAATGCATTGTTTGAACCAGCAAGTACCTTAAAACCACTTTCACCTTGGAAGTATTTTTTCGCCATTAGTTTGTATACATTTATTTAAAAATATTTATAAACCAATTGTACTATATAAAAGACTTAAAGTAAAGGACTAAATGGGGATATAAAATAGGGTTAAAACGTCTAAATTAGACTTTTAAGTCGGGTATTTAAAGGATTGCTTATAGCTTTGGTTTACGAGTATGCACAATCCTTATATGTCCATTACATGATTTAATTAATCGACCTAAAGCTTTCAATTCATATAGATGTCTTTCAGCTGAGTCCCAATCTCTAAAAACTTTGGATACTTGGTTTTCGTTATCTATAAACTCGATTATAATACTCTTTTCCATTTAGATTATTTTACTTATAACCTCAACTATTCCAATGATATGACGTATTTTTAATTCTTCGTCTAGTCTTGTTTCATTCCAATCAATAAATCGATCCTTCGATATACCCTTTAAAATTGCGATAGTCATTCGGACTCTTGCTTCATCTCTATCTTTACCTAAAATATAATCAGAACCTGAAATTATATAATCATTTAAACACTCTACAATCGCACCCATTGTTTGATCACGACTAAACACAAAGTTATGGTCAAACATTGTTTGAGATATATCATGTGCTAAATCTTTTGCATTGTTTGTCGTTGCAACTGTAAGAGCAACGATGTTTAATAATTGTTGATCTTCAAATGTTTTAAAACGTTGTAGTTCATCTTTAAAGTATCCAGCAAATGCTGGTACTCCCTCAGCATAGTTTATATACCAATCAGGTATTTTTTCTGTTGATTGAAAGTACTCTGTTGATTTAGTTGTATCCGAGAACATCCTTCGTGCCTCCTTTAACTGTAAACTCTTGACTTTTTTTTTTAGGTAAACGAAAATCTTTAAGTATTATTTCAGTTTTATCACCTGTTGAATCTGAAATAATGATTTCAGTTCCTCTTTCAGTTTCATGAATATGATAATCCGTCACTTCTGGTATTACAGTTATCCTACTCATTTTTTTTGTGTTTCCCATAACATATCCTTATTTTTTAATTGTAAATTAGTAAAACAAACTTCTAATGACTTTTCTAGTTCTATAAAGTAATTATCATCAGCAATAAGTGGTATAATTGTTTTAACTGTATTTTCATTTGTTGTTGCTGACATACCTGCTTTATCAAGTTCGGCTAATGAAATTGGTGTAGGTTCTGGTGCTGGTACAAAAGATTTCCATACTCCGTTTCCAATTACATTCCTTACAAGTCCTTTATTCTTTAAACGATTACCTATGTCATTTAAATTCTTTTCGATTATACTTGAATAACTCATTCGTTCTTTTATTAATTCAATACAACGATTAGCTACTCGTACACCATACATATTTGGTTGCCAAGTATGCCCCCAATTAAATACATTCTTTACTTCTTTTAATATCTTATCATTAACTAAACAAGCTGATAATGGTATTAAACCATTTGTAAGTGCTTTACCGATCGTAATCATATCAGGCTTTATATTATAGGAAGTATGCGTAAATAACGTTCCTATCTTACCACCATAACCTGCTATATCATCTACGATTAAATTTGCACCGTACAACGTAGCAGTTGCTCGGAGTAATTGATAAAAGTTATGACTCCATGGTGCGATTGTTTTGTTCCATGGATAACTCTCAATTAATATAGCACCAATGTCTTGTCTTGTTTTAAATGTTTCAATTATTTTTTCGAGTACAGATGTTTCATTTAAAACACTATCCTCCATTGTATACCAAGTATTTCCACGTATCGGGACAAAACGACTTTGTCTCTTCTCTACAATATCATTATTCGCACTTCGACAAACAACTGTTGTACCATGATAACAAGGTGGTACTGAAATTATATATCTTTTATTTGGATCACCTTTGTTAGTCCAGTATAAATCATTTATATAAAAAGCACATTCATTCGCATCAGAACCAGATACAGCATAGGCAATACCAGCCATATCAGCTTCTTTTGTAAGTGTTTCACTTAAACGATAAACAGGCTCAGCGGATTCTCCACTGTTTCCACGAAGAAAGTCTATTTCATTTGTGGGTAATAAATCTTTTAATTCTTTATGATTATATCCAAGTGTAAAGGCACAATTACCCGATTGTATTTCAAGATTTATATGAGTATCATAAGTTACCCAATAACCATCTGTTCGAATAACTTTTTTAAGTTTTTCTGCTGGACTTATTTCTTTTAGTTCGTACATTTTTCATATCACTTCCTGATAAAAATGGACTACTAAATTTAATCTTTTTGTCCAAAAACCAAGATAATATTTTAGCTTCTTTTTTAGATTTTAAGTTCATCTACATCCTTTATCCATTGATTAAATTCTTTTTCGATTGTAACGTTTGAAAACCCTTTATATCGTATTATATAAAGTTGTTCGCCCCAAACGTTTTTACCAAACTTTGTAAATTCTTCTGCTTTAAAATCTTTATTATTTTGCCAGCTCATTTTCTCTTCTATATTGTTCTCTATAAAATCTAAACATCTCTAGATGATTAATTGGATTTTCAACAAATATTTGTGTTTCACCACCATTAACAAGAATTAATAATACTGTTTGTTGTATTGATTTATTTGTTAATTCTTTAAACATATGCGCATATGCTGATGCTTGCATAAAATAGTTTTGTATCCATTTCTTTTCTTTTGATTTATTTGCTGTTTTAAAATCAATTAAAGAAACTTTATTTTTAAATGTAGCTATACAATCAACTGTACCAGCACATTGAAGTTCATGAGAAAACATAGCCGTTTCAAGTGCCATTATATTATCTATTTCATTTAACACTGGTATAAAAAGAGTAAAGTCTTGAGATAATGTTAATTCATTTATATCTTCTGAGTCGTATTCAAACCCATCATTGAGTAAATATCGTTCAGTCCATTTATGGATTTTAGTGCCACGTCCTGAAGCTTTTTTTGATATTTTATTTGCTTCAGCATTTCCGACTCTGTTTCTCCATTCAATTACATTAGCTCTATTTTGTAATGATGTAATGGTTGTAACTGAAGGATATACTTGCCCTGTTGGTGTTTTATAAACTCTGCTTCCGTTTGAATCTATTTTTTCTAGTTTAGGGAACACAATCGAAAGATGAGTAAATCTTTTGCTAGGATGAATAAATTTCAAGGATCCTTGTGTATTCAGCTGTTCGTTCAGCAAGTCCATGTGTTCCTCCATTTATTTTTTTAGTCATCATAAGTAAATCTCCTACATCGGCTGTTTCATTTAAATTATTTTTATACCAAAACCAAACAGCAGATTTGACTGCACCTGCGTATGACATTAGAAAAGGAGCTACTAACTCTAGTTCTAAATTTTCACTTTTAGCAAATGCTGTATAGTTATTCTTTCCAGTTAATTGAATTAATCCTCGACCACAATATTTCCAACCATCACCAGATGCTTCATCACCATTTCCCATGCGATTCGCATAAATTCGATTAGCAATAGCTTCTGGTCTGCGAGCATATTGAGTTACATTACTCTCATTAAAATATTTTGGAAATGTTCTTAACAAACCTTTGTCTGAATAGTTTAGATTTTCCATTAAAAATTTATATCTACCTGATTCGTAAGATGTTTGTGCTAAAAAACCAGAAATGCGATTAGGATTTTCAATCATATCTTCAGGAATAAATGTTGATAATGAAAGATGCCATCCTTGTAATGTTGCTATATCTGTAATATATAATGCTTTTGATAATCTTTCTTCTGTAAATATACTCATCTTTTTTCCCTAAAAAACCATTCTGTTAATTTGATTCCCAAATAAATTGCTACGATCACAAGTATTATTATCATAATTGTGATTTCAGAAACATACATAAATTTTTCTAAAGTTATCATGCGACCACTCCAAAATGTATCCACAGCATTAATATAATAAAGAATAAGTAAAGCATCCAAGGTGATTTCTCAATATCCATCACCCAAACTAAACCCATACTTGAAACTAATAAGCAAATACCTATAAGAGGATCTATATGTTTAAAAAATGAAAAAAAATCAGTTATCATACAATTATGTTATTAATCTTATTAAACCTATTGTGTCTATGGCTGAAAGCAACAAATAGTTAGCTAACATACCAAAACTACGACGTGTCCAAGCAGCCCAAGCGTACATACTACATCCCATAATCCAAGCTGGATATATTATTAGTAAAGGTGGTTGTGGTACGGTTAAAGCCATGGTTGCCGAACAACCAATACTTATCATCCAAGCAATCACCTCTACTGTAAATCTAAACGAATTACTATGCCAGTCTGACTTTACCCACTGCCAAGTTGGCTCAAAAAGATTATTCCACATATTCTTATACTTGTTCTGTTGTTTTATTTAAAACACTCCCAGCAGTATTCTTATGAATCTTTTTAAGTACTTGATTAAATTCTTTTTTACGATTGACTATCTTACCTGAAGTTCCTGATAAATTCCAAGAAGAAGCAAATCCTGGCATCCCTGTAAATATTTGTTGAACATCTGGATTTTCTTTTAAATAAGGTTCAAGTTCATCCATTTTCATTGTTAGTATAAACTCTTTTTTTGTTTTTTTATTTTCAAAAGTATAATTAGGCATATAATTTTTTAGTTGATAATCCTTCTGAGTACCATAAAGGTATAGGACGATTAGTCCATTTAGCAAAATAACTCTTAGCTACAATATAATAATTATAGTAAGAGTGAAGACTATTATTTGGTACAATACAATCTGAAAAATGTTTCATCGCAGGTGGTGGTTCATTAAATGGAAGATTAGGTATTTTGATTGGATTTATTTTTAATACATCTTTTAATTTAGCATAAGTACTGTGTATGCCTTTATAACGATGAGTATATTCATCTGATAAATGTTTCCATAACTCTTTTAAATATTCATAATGTGTCACACTTTCACGTACCCATATAGCTGATGGGTGGTTCTTCATAGTAGATTTATATAATGTAGTTTCCATTAATGGAGTAGGATGAATCCAAGTTATAATTTTACGATTTGATTTTGAAAAGGTGTTTAGTGAAGTACCATCGAGGACGCGATGCGCAGTTGACAATAACTGCGCATACTCTATAATCATTTTTACTACATGTTTATCGCAGTGCATTGTCGCACAGATTTTAGGATCTTTATCTAAGTAAAATATATTCATTATGTAAATTATGTAAAATAATAATTATTTTTTTCGATTTTTTTCAATTTTAATCATATAGTATATAAACACACCTAATATAGTAACTGATAAAATAAGTACTATTACCTCATAAACAAAAAGAGTCATTGCAACCTCCTTTGTTAAAATAAAGCAAACTTATTTAGTCAATATACCTCCCTAATGTAAACTTTTTTTTGGTACTATATCAGCAACTCCGAATGGTTTAGCTTCTTTACCAACCTCTACCACTGAATTTAAAAATTTTAAATACTCCTCTGATGTTAAAGATGTTCTATAAAAACGCATAGCAATCGCAAGCATCGAACTTGATACTATTTGATTAATGTTTTGATTTTTATAATGTTTAACATGAAGATCCATAGCACAAGTAAATATTTCATTATATATTTCTTCTTGAAGTTTATCTTCGTCAAGTATATTGTTCATATTATTGTATTGTGTTAAATTCTTTTTTATCTATTTCCATTACAGCTGTCACACGCCAATGCATTGGATTATTTGATTTATTTGTTAAACTATGTTGAATATCATGACCATTAAACGCTACGAACTCACCTGTTTTCCAAATTTTTTCTACACCATCAAATATTAGTCCTTGATTTTCAGGTTCTGGTATATCAATACCAAAGCTTACAGTATACCCCTCTAATGTAGGATCTCCCATACTCTGACGGATCCAGTCCCAAACATAACCATCATGATGAACTGGTAACATTTTCCCAGGACGTATCATATTAATACATAAATCTATAGCACCAGGAATATGATAAAATTGTGTAGTAGCACGTTTCCAATAATATCTATCTTCTAGTTGTTCATTTATTTTGCGAGCATCAATTAATGGTAATGCTTTAAATCCACCTTTATTTTCAATAGGCATAGAATAACGATCATCAGCATTTACTGTATTTGTTTCAAAGGATCGTTGCCTTCTCCATTCAGCATAATCGCTCATCAAAGCCATCATCATAATGCTTAATTCATGATAGTGTTTATAATTTGTAGGATTACCAAGCCACATATATTCAATATTATACTATAATTTAAGTTGTTTGTAAAGTCATAACCAACTATCTACATTTGTATCAATTACGCAAGAAACACGCCAATTTCCTGTCTTATTCCATACTCTATGCATATAATCACGCCCATTAAATGCTACGATTTCATTATTTTTATAAGTTCTTGGATAATTGTCATTTTCAAACTCCATACCACAAATATTTGGGTCATTTGAAGGCATATCAATACCTATCGCAAGTGTATATCCTTCTACTCGACGACCTAATGCTTCTTCAATCCTTTGCCAACTACCAAAATCGTGATGTAATGGTAAACCACCGAATGGTTTTATAAAGTTTACGATCGATTGAAATACTCCTGGAATTTCTTTAAGACTTGCTGTTGAATGCTGCCATGGATTTTTTAAAGGTGGAACTGCTTTGCCTCCTTGAATAAGTGGTATTGCCCACCAATCATCAGCATGATCATCTTCTCGATTTGGATATTCAAATCGAAATACATTTATACCTGTTTCTATTATATTAAATTTACGAATAAATCTATTGTAATCTAATTCCAATGCAGGAATTAAACTTTTATTAAGATATTCATAATGTTTATATTTTTTTGCGTCTATCCACATATTAGTAATTATAGTTATTCCATCTATGATTTAAGTATTTATTTTCTTCTATTGAAAGGTTATACTCAGATGCTAAAAAGTCGACAACTGCAGTTACACGCCACATACTACTATTATTCACTACGTTGTGATCATGTGTTTTGCCTTCAAATGTTATCCATTGTCCTGTGTTTAATGGGTGTTTAGAATTTGTTTTACCAAATTCAAAATAAGAATTATTTCCATTAGCTTGTAAACCAAATACATTTGTAAATCCGTTTAATTTAATTCCTAAATCTTTTTCTTGTCTTTTCCAACCACCACTATCATCGTGCATAGGAAGTTTAGCTTTTGGTCTTACAAAATTTACAATATATTGTACTAGTCCTGGAATTTTAGCAGCAAAGTCAGCAGAGTTTTTCCAATCTTCATAATACTTACATTTAATATTACCTTTATTTGTAAGTATAGGATCACAAAACCAATATTCTTTTGACTTACCCTCTTCTTTATCTTTTATATTCTCAGGTCTATGATAATCATCCATATCACCTGTAATGTTTGAATATTCAGGATACACTTCTGGATTTTCAAATTTTTGTACTTGAACTCTATCTTCAAATTTATATTTTAATAACCAATTATTAAAATCTTCTTTAATTAATTCTTGTAATTCAATTAATTGTTTATACCATTTAAATGTTCGTGTTTCAATTATCATAAATTAAATGCGTTTTTATCTATATCAAATACAGCAGTTATACGATACTCTTTTGTATTATTCCACATGTCATGAACCCCTCTTCTTCCATCAAAACAAACTAATTCTCCAACTAATGGGTATCTACGTTCAACATAATCATCTGGTTGCCAATTCATATACGAGTCACCTATACCTACACGCATACCCACCGTTTTAGTTTTAGGATCCGTCATACCCGAATGTATTGTTGATATAATTAAATAGCCATCTATGTCTGGCTTATTATAATAAGTAGCCATTTTATTCCAACTACCCACATCTGTATGTGGTGTTATTTTTCCAAATGGAGTTAAGAAATTTATATTCATTTGTAGCAATCCTTGTAATTCACTTAATACTTTTTGTGTTTTTACACTTAAAAATTCCATATTCCATTTACCCTCAACGTATCCTGGAACAAATCTCCAATTATCTACATGTTTATATGTGT